AAATAGAAATTATGAAAGAAAATAAACTAATAGCAGTATTTATGGGTATGGAAGACTATCAAGAGATGGGCGAGTATGTCACACCTAACTACCACACCGAATGGAATTGGTTGATGCCTGTAATACAGAAATGTAGACAAGAGAACCGATTGGAGTATTTTGATAGGGTATACTATGCCATTGAAGAATGCGATATAAACGTAACCTACAAAGCAGTAGCAGAATTTATTAAAGAATATAACAAACAGAAAATATGAATTACGATAATTGGAAATTAGATACTCCACAATATAATGAAATAGTAAGTTCTTGTTGCGGATCTCAATACGTTTTGTCTATTGATTTTGAAAATGATATAGAAACGGAAAATAAATATTTATGTAATAATTGCCAAACTTTTTGTGAAGTAATAAAAGACTATGAGTACGACCAAAACAAAAAAGATGATTATTACGAAAACTTATCTGATGAAATAAGGTTAAACCAATGAAAAACTATCCTTTAATATTAATAATGTTATTGGGTGTAAGTGAAAAAGAACACAACAATATACATTTAAAAGAAATTGTAAAATTAGAAAATATAAAAACAATTTCTGCTATAAAAATTAAACCGAAAAATATTCCTATAAAAATAAAAAAAGATTACTTGATTGATGCTATTATAAATGTAGAATCAAGAGGAGATAGTTTGGCTTATGCAAAGGAAGAGAATGCAGTCGGTATTTTACAAATAAGACCAATAATGGTTAATGAAGTAAATAGACTTTTAAGAAAACAAAAGATCAAAAAAAGATATTGCAATAAAGACAGATGGAACAAAACAAAGTCTATTGAGATGTTTAACATAGTCAAAGACTATTACTATAAAGACTCAAGTAATGAGGTTATTGCAAGATGTTGGAATGGTGGAAGAAAAGGTTATAAGAGAAAATCAACTATTAATTATTGGGAAAAAGTTAAAATAGAATTAGGATATTTAAAAGAAATAGACTAAATTTATACTTTAATTATGATATACGAAAAAAAACTAACAAAAGAAGAAATTGAAATATGTATAAGATTTATTAAAAAATTACTCCTTTTAATTCTTTATTTAATTAATTTCTTCTCCTTAATATGGTTGTTATATGCTATGGGAGAAAATGAAATAAAAGTTAAAACAGATATTCCTAGATTTATATTTCATTTAGTAACATTTTTTGTTGTTGTATTACTGTATATCGAAAGTAAATTATTAATAAAAAACATAAATAAAATAAAATGAAAGTAAAAATTCAACAAAGAAGTATTTATCACAAGTTTGCAGAATTAGAAATTGAAATTCCTGACAATGTTAAAGATATTCAAGATTATTTGCTTAACAACGAAAATAAATGGGTAGAAAATATAGATCATAAAATAAATGAAGCAGAGTTTACTTATGGTTTTGGAACAGACTCCTATGCTAATTCTCAGTACAATTCTTTTATGAACGAACCCGAAGAAGAATCTGAATGGATATATAAAACAGATGATGAGAGTGGACATTTATAATATTAATCAATTAAAATAAAAATGATACACATAACAGACGATAACTTTGTTTGGTTAGATGTAACCAAAGATTGTCATTCTTGGAATAGAACTCAAGAATTATTTATGGGAAATGCTTTATATGAAGTTACTGATGAGGGTAGAGACTCTTTAATTGAAGAACCTGAATATGTGGATAAATCAATAAAAAGAGGTAATAGAATTTGTATTGAAGTAGGACATTTGCCTAAAAATAAAAGACCTTTAAATATTTGGACAGACACTAAAAAAAGATTAATAAATGGATATTGGTATGTAAAAATATCCGATCTAATAAATAAAAAATGAAAACAGAAGATTTAATAAAAGAAGTTGGGCGAGAAGTAGTGATGCTATTGCTTGAAAAAAACAAAGCGTATGGAGATACTGCAAATAAACCACCAAAAATATTTTCTAAACTATCTGCAAAAGAAGGTATACTAGCTAGGATAGATGATAAGTTAAGCCGAATTAAAACTGTAGGACTTAACGACAAAACAGAAGATACTATGCTAGACTTAATAGGTTATCTTATTTTATATAGGGTTCAATGTAAAAAGGATGGACAAAATTTGGAAAAGAAGTAGAAAACATTTACATTTATATATTAACAAATCAAATCAAATAAAATGGGAATTTCCAAAAAAATGTTCGATCAAGAACAAGAAAAAAAATCTGTTACATTAGAGCAGTACTTAGAAAATGAATTAAAAGAAGCAGAGTATTACGCTGAAAGTCAGAGAGAAGTATTAAGTAACATATTTAATTCTTGGGAAGAGATCTTCGGAGAAAAAAGTAAAAATACAAACAATTAAATTTAATAATGAAACAAAATATATTCAATACCTACGTTAGTGAAGTATGCAAAATTTTTAATGTAAAAAAGAAAATGCTTTTTACTAAAACAAAAAAGAGAGATGTAGTAGATGCTAGACAGTTGTTGTATTGGCTATGTAGAAGAAGACCTATGAATATAGTTTATATTAAAGAATATATGCTAGAAAATGGATATGATATAAGTCATTCAGTAATTCATTATGGTATAGCAGTAGTAGAACAAAAAGTTTCTAATGATGCAGACTATGTTGAAACAATAAACTCCATTTTAGATGAAGCTGAAGTATAAGTTAGAAGATATTTTTAATCAATCTGTTAAAGATGATTACGCTATTTCAGTTGATGGAATGGGGTATGAGGCTAGAATGGTATATGGAATAAAAATAATCAAAGATTTAACGACTGAAAATATAGAAATTTTAAATACAACTCAAGGAGGAGATTATTATAAATCATTAAATGAATATGAGGTAGATATTTTTCTTGAAAAAGGTTGGAGGCAAGGTGTTTATATGTTATCTTTGTCTAACTATCGTCTAAAACTAGACTTAATTGAAATTAAAATACATAAAGAAATCAATGGAAGATCTAGTATTAAGCAAATAAAAACACTCAAATCTCAAAGAGAAAGAATTTTGAGTAAATACACAGAAATCAATAATAAATTAAATATAATCAATTATGGTAGCAGTAAAAAAAACAAAAACAAAATCGGTATTTGAAACACTATCGTCAGTAAACGTAAATAAATACGTTGAGAAAAAAAATAATTTAACTTATCTATCTTGGGCATATGCTTGGGCAGAAACCTGCAAAGTATATCCTGATGCAACATATACTATATATGAAAATCCTGAAACAAAAGAGAACTACGACTACGATCCTGAGTTAGGGTTTATGTGTAAGACATCTGTTACAATAGGTGGTAAAACATTACCAATGTGGCTACCCGTTATGGATGGTTCTAATAAAGCTATGAAAAAACAAAAGTATACGTTCACTAGCAGATACGGAGATAAAGAAGTTCAGTCAGCTACTATGTTTGATATTAACAAAACAATTATGAGATGTTTAGTTAAGAACTTAGCTATGTTTGGAATGGGTGTTTATATATACGCAGGAGAAGATATGCCTATGGTTGAAGTAGAAACAAAGTCAGAAACAACTATGAAGCCACCTTTAACTTTAAGAGATGAAAAGTGGGAGTTTATAGCTAAATTTGTTAAAGAAAATAAATCTTTAGGTTTAAAAAAACTTTTAGATAAAGTAGCTACAAAATATACTTTGTCCGCTTCAGTTCAAAATGAAATTAAAAAAATAATTTCTAAATAATATGAACGAATCAAATAGCGAGGTCTTAAATAGACTTAGGGATGATGAGCAATATTATGGATCATTCGGAAAACAGTATTTATCAAACTCAGATATTGGAACTCTACTTACTAATCCAAAACAATTTAGAGTTCCGCAAGAGGATAATGTTAACTTTCATAAAGGAAGGTATTTTCATCAACTAATATTGGAACCTGAAAAAGCAAAAGAAACTGAGTTTGTTGATATTGGATCAAGAAACACAAAACTATATAGAGAACTAATAGAATCTCATAAGCAAGATATTGTTATGCTTGAAAAGGAAGGGCAAGAAATTAGAGATTGTGTAGATACTATGATGGGCAACTTTCCTTTTTTTGAAGGAATAAGACAAGAAGGTTGTGAATATGAGGTTCCCGCCATAAAAGAAATAGAGGGTTTATTATGGAAAGGAAAAGCAGATATTGTTTGTCCTGACAAGTTAATAGATTTAAAGTCTACAAGTAATATAAAAGATTTTAAATGGTCAGCTAGAAAATACAATTACGATAGTCAATGTTATATATATCAAGAGTTATTCGGTAAACCATTAGTTTTTTATGTAGTAGATAAAATTACTAAAATGCTAGGCATCTATCATCCGTCACCTGATTTTTTAGAGAGAGGTAAAAATAAAGTGGTCGAAGCAGTCAAGGTTTATAAAAAATTCTATGGTTCAGACTCTAAGTTAGATATTAATGAATTCTTTATAGAGGATGTTCTTTAAAAGTAAACGGTTCAAGTGGTTCAAAGTTCCAATGGAATGCAAGACTCGTGAGGAAAAAGAAAAACTTATCCTTAAAATAAAAAACAATTTGGAGCAAACAATTAAAATCAAATAATATGTCAGTACAAAAAGAAAAAATCTTTGCAGAGGGATTTTCATTTAAAAAAAGAGAAAATTCTCCTGATTGGATAATTGGAAATCAAGCTATCAAAGTAGATGAGGCCATTGCTTTTCTACAAGCCAACCAAAAAAAAGGGTGGGTAAACATTGATATTAAGCAGTCACAGAAAGGAACTTACTATTGTGAGTTAGATACTTGGGAAGCTACACCAAGAACAGAAACTCCACCTGCTCCTGCTGTAAATACAAAAGCTGAAGCTGATCTTCCTTTTTAGTGTTAATTAAAACAATTATTTTCAGGAGGAACTTTAAAGGTTCCTCCTTTTTTTACACTAAAAATGTTAAATGTCAAAAAATATTTCTATATATATACTTTTATATATTATATAATTTTCTTTTCTTTACCTATATAAGAAAAAAAACTAACATAATCAACATTACTACTGATAATCAATAAGTTACAAAAATTAAATCAACATTAAATCAACATAAACCTATGTCGCAATCAAAAAACAAGGTAACAATATTCAAAAACATTAAAGAAACAGAGACTCCATTCCATAGAGAAATAGGCTTAGTCATAAAAAGAATTAAAGATGGAGCAACAAAAGATTTAGTTAAGCAAATTAGAAAAACAAAAGACAAAACCGAACGTAACGAATTAAAAAAACTACTACCTGCGGTGTGTTTTTCAGGGGTATTCAACAAAAGAAAAGATCAAGCAATACAAGAACATAGTGGGTTTATATGTTTAGATTTTGATGGGTATGAAAAAAGAAAAGTATTGTCAGAACACAAAGAGAAACTTAGTAAAGATCCTTATGTATACTGCGTATTTGTATCTCCTTCAGGAAATGGACTTAAAGCACTTGTAAAGGTTCCTGCGGACAAAGAAAATCACGTTAATTATTTTAATTCTTTAGGAATATACTTTGATTCTGAATACTTCGACAAAGCCTGTAAAAACATTTCTAGGGTATGTTACGAGTCTTATGATCCTTTAGTTCATATTAACGAAAATTCTTCTTTATGGGACACTATTGCGGAGCCTGAGTACAAGGAGGTTGTAAAACATAAGGACACTCCTACTATACCTATTACAGATGAAAATAAAATAGTAGAAATACTAACTAAGTGGTGGGAGAAAAAATATCCTATGATAGAGGGTCAAAGAAATCAGAATGTCTTTGTTCTAGCTATGGCCTTTAATGATTATGGAATAGCTAAATCACTTGCGGGATATATATTAGGTCAGTATGTTAATAAAGACTTTACTGTTAGTGAAATTAATAGGACTATTGATTCTGCATATGCTAACACTTCAAAATTTGGAACTAAATATTATGAAGATGAAGACCAAGTAAATATTATAAAAGGAAAATTAAGAAAGGGAACATCAAAAAAAGAAATACGTAGTCAACTAAGTGATTCAGGTGTTGATGATCAACTAATAGATTCTGTAATAAATAGAATTGACAAAGAAAATGCCAAACAAACATTTTGGGAAAAAAATGAAAAAGGTGTTATTAAAATAGTTCATTATAGTTTTAAAAAGTTTTTAGAGGATAACGGATTCTATAAATATTGTCCTGAAGGAGGTAAAAATTATGTGTTTGTTAAGGTTACTAATAACTTAATAGACCACTCTAATGAAAAAGAAATAAAAGATTTTGTTCTTAATTTTTTAATGGACAATGATGACTTGAGCATATATAACTACTTTGCAGATAACGTAAGGTATTTTAGGGAAGAATTTTTAACTATTTTAGGAACTATAGATATATACTTTGTAGAGGACAAAAAAGATTCTGCGTACTTATACTATCAGAATTGTGCAGTTAAAATAACAAAAGAACTTATTGAGCCAATAGACTATTTAGACTTAGGTGGGTATGTTTGGAAAGACCATATTATAAATAGAAAATTTAATATATGTGATGAGTATGTTTGTGACTACTCAGTATTTATAAATAACATATGTGCCAATGACAAAGAAAGAATTAAAACTATGGAATCTACTATAGGCTTTATGATGCACGGATATAAAAATTTAAGTTACTGTCCTGCTATAATATTAAATGATGAAGTAATATCAGACAACCCTGAAGGAGGAACAGGAAAGGGTCTTTTTATGAATGCACTTACACAAATGAAAAAGTTAGTAGTTATAGATGGTAAAGCATTTGCATTTGAAAAATCATTTCCTTATCAACTTGTATCAGCAGATACACAAATACTTTGTTTTGATGATGTTAAAAAACACTTTGATTTTGAAAGGCTTTTTAGTGTAGTGACAGAGGGTTTAACTTTAGAGAAAAAGAATAAAGATGCTATTAAAATACCATTTAGTAGGTCTCCTAAAATTGGAATAACTACTAATTACGCTATAAAAGGAACAGGTAATTCTTTTGCTAGAAGAAAATGGGAGATTGAATTACATCCTGCATACAATAAAAATTTTACTCCCTTAGATGAATTCGGTAAACACTTCTTTGCAGATTGGGATGATGATGAATGGTGTTTATTTGATAATTATATGACTTCTTGCTTACAAGATTTTTTGAACACAGGACTTGTATCTAGTAAATTTGTTAATCTCAAAATAAGACAATTATCTGCTGAAACATCTCACGATTTTATAGAGTGGTGCGGATTAGTTGAAGGTCATCAGAAAAATGAAAGTTTAGTGAAAGGATCTAAATTAGTTATGCAAGATTTATACTTTGACTTCATAAACGAATATCCGGATTATGGGCCAAAGGCAAAAATGACAATAAGCAGAACAAGATTTTATAAGTGGTTAATTTCTTATTCAAGATATATAAGTCAAGGATTTAACCCTGAAGAAGGAAGAGATACCGCAGGAAGATGGTTTAGAATATTAACAACAAAAGATATTGAGATACAGTCAAAACTACCAATATGACAGAATCAGATGAATTAGATATGGCTTATACTAATTCTTTTAATATTATAATTTTAGATTATGATTGGGAAGAGATTGTAGAAGGAAAGTATCCATTCTTTGCTCATAATATTGCTAGAAGATTTCCAAAAAAATATGAATTAGAAAGATTAATAAAACACTTTCTTGAAAAAGAAGATTACATAAAATGCAAAAGTTTAAAGGAGTATTTAGAGAGGGTGTACGAGAACGAAATATAGGATATTCTGATTATCAAATGCACAGACAATGTTCTTTGTATTTTGGGGTAATGAATAAAACTAAAAAAGTAAAAGTAGGGAGAGGAAAAAATGCAATTTTTAAAGAGGAAAAAATTTATATTGAAAATGCTGAAACAGAAAAATTAAATTTACATAGTTTAGAACACTATAAAAACCTTATGACAAAACCATCAAAAATAAAATTTAGAGACTATCAAAAAAAAATAATAGTTCAAGGATCAGAGTTGTTAATTTTAAACAACTTTCTATACTTAACAATGGAAGTAAGAACAGGAAAGACCCTTACTAGTCTAGGTATAGCTCAACTATTAAATAGTAAAAATGTTTTGTTTGTTACAAAAAAAAGAGCTATAAGCAGTATTGAAAATGATTTTACATTACTAAGACCTGACTTTGATTTAACCGTTATTAATTATGAATCTTTACACAAAGTAGAAGACGTTGGAAATTTTGATTTGGTCGTTTGCGATGAGGCACATTGTATGGGAGCTTTTCCTAAACCTAATAGGAATTCTAGATATATTAAAGAAGTTATAAAACACAATCCATATGTCATCTTATTGTCAGGAACACCAACTCCCGAATCTTATAGTCAAATGTATCATCAAGTTTGGGGAATAAAAAACAATCCTTTTAAAGAGTATTCTAACTTTTATAAGTTTGCAAAAAGGTTTATTAAATTAAGTCAGTTAAAAATAAACGGTATGATGATTAACACCTATAAAGATGGGTTAATAGATATTTTATCTGAGATGAATAAGTATACTATATCTTATACCCAAAAAGAAGCAGGGTTTAAGGTTGACACTAAAGAACATATTCTTAATGTAAGAATGAAAGACAAAACTTATGATATTGCTAAAAGATTAAAAAAAGATTTAGTAATAGAAGGAAAAGAAGAAACCATATTAGCTGACACCTCTGTAAAACTTATGATGAAACTGCATCAGATTTATTCAGGAACTATAAAGTTTGAGTCAGGAAAATCTATGATAATAGACTTATCTAAAGCTAAATTTATAAACGATAATTTTTACGATAAGAAAATAGGTATATTTTATAAATTCAAACAAGAACTTGCCGCAATAAAAGAGGTTTATAAAGACAATATTTGTACTGACCTAGATACATTTGAAAACACAGACAAGTCTATTGCTCTTCAGATTATTTCCGGTAGAGAAGGAATTTCATTAAAACAAGCGGAAGCATTAGTTTATTATAACATTGACTTTAGTGCGACAAGTTATTGGCAATCTAGAGACAGAATGACAACTAAAGAAAGATTAAAATCAGATGTATATTGGATATTCTCAGAAGGCGGAATGGAAAAAGACATCTATAAAGCAGTAATAAAAAAGAAAGACTATACAATTAATCATTTTAAAAAAGATTATGCCATATATTAAAAAATCAGAATACGAGTTTATCCAAGATAAATTAAGATGGAGTAAAGACATAATTGAACATCATAGAATGTTTGAAGAGTACATTCGTGAACACAATTATGAATTGTGGAGTTTTGCTCATTCCGATATAAGTAGAAAAACAGGAGCAACAAAACCTTGGGATAAGGGAACAATTTGAGAACTATTAAAAGATTATGCCATATAAAGATAAAGAAAAACAAAAAGAGTACTTACGTATGCACTACGAAAGGAATAAGGAAAAAAATAGAGATGCTAAAACAAAAGCCATAAAAGAATGGAGACTTAATAATAAAGAACGCGTGTCTTCTTACAATGCCGATTACGCTAAGAAACATAGAGATGATATAAATAAAAGAGAAAAGAATAGAAGACATAATGACCCTTTATACAGGATAAAACTAAATTTAAGAAGTAGAATAAGAAAGACTATTATTAATAAGACAGGAAAAACTACAGACATATTAGGATGTGGTTACGATGAAGTCAGAGATTATATTAGTAATAAATTTAAAGAAGGAATGAGTTGGGATAATTATGGTGAGTGGCATATAGATCATATTAAACCATTAGCTATGGCTAATACAGAAAAAGAAACATACGAGTTATGTCATTACACTAACCTACAGCCATTATGGGCTATTGAAAACTTACAAAAAGGATGGAAAAATTTAAATTAAATTATAAAAACAAAACAATATGAAAAAACTAGCAATAATAGGAGGTCTTAGTTTAATGACCGCAGGAAGTACATATATGATGTGGCATCCACACGCACCACAATTTGATTTAAACCCAAACACTTTAGCCATAGCAACAGGAGGTTTTTTTGTTGCAGTAGGACTTACGTACAGATTTTAAAAAAATATTATGAGTAAAAAATTTGAAACAAAAGAAGACTTGGAAAGACAACGCAAAGCGATTAGTCTGTTCTGTGAAAAGTTTGTAGCTAGTTATGAGGAACTTGATGAATGGGACATAGATTATTTAGTTACTAAAGATGAAAAAAAATGTTACGTTGAAGTTAAAGGCAGAAAAAGAAACATAAAAAACGCTTTTCCTTTACCGGTGGCTGCTAGAAAAATGGTTAAACTTTGTGATAAAAAAGTACCTGCAATTATTATATGGGCCTGTTATGACGGATTAATATATGCAAATATAAAAGACTTAGAATCTACAGGAAAAATTAGTGGAAGACTTAAAGAAAGAGAGGGTTCGTATAATGATACAGAATATATGTTATATTTTGATGATCAAGATTCTTTTTTTACCATAAATAACTAAATTGTATCTTTGTTATGAATGACAGAGCAGCAGATACAATCTAAAAGAATAAAGCAGTTGGAAGAAGAAGGATATTATGTTCTTAAATTAATTAAGACCAATAAGAATGGAATACCTGATATTTTAGCAATACCAAAAAATGTTAAAGTATTATTTAGTGAAGTAAAAACACCAAAAGGGAAGGTATCTAAATTACAGGAATATAGGTTAAAAGAATTAGATAAATATGGATTTAGAACTGAAGTATATAGAGGATAAATTATCTTATGAAATTGATGAGTGGTTTTTTTCTCAATTAGAATTATTTTCTATACCTGATGCTACAGTTATTATAGGTCAAATACTTTCTATTTTAGATGAACTTCCTGAAAAAGATGAGTGGTCACAAGAAGTTGCAGGGGTAGTGCACAAGGAAAGTCCTGTGTTTTTTGTAATTGAATATTTAAAAGAAACAGTAAGTATACCAATATTAATAGACATCAACGAAATAGAAGTTGATGAATATTTAGATTTTATATCAAGTCAAAAATCAATCAAATACTATTATAATGAAAGAAGAAATAAATATCCTGATGAGGAAGCACGAGGAGTTCAGTTATTTGAAAACAATAATTAGAGACTTACTAGGTGTAGATGTTTTAGAAGATAAATCTAGAGTTCAACAAGTTGTAAATGCCAAAATGATATACGCATATATTCTTAAGGAAAAAGGATATGGATGTAGTGTTATAGCTAAATCAATGGGAATGAACCACGCAACAGTTTTACACTACTTCAAAACAATTCCTTGGTATTTAAAAAGTGACATTCACCTCAAGAAAAACTACGACAGAATAAAAAAAGAGTACTATAATGAAACTGACCCTGTATCTTTGTTATCAGAAAATGAACTAAAAACAGACATAATTTCTTTGAAAATTGAAAATAAAAACTTATCTTCGGAAATAAAAAGATTAAATTCTGTTATTTCTAGCTTGACTAAAAACAAAGAAAAGCTACAAGATTTGTTCAAATGTGTAGAAAATAGGACAAGAAAAGGAACAGAACAACAGTTGTTATATAAATTAAATAGGTTTTACAATGGTGTTTACGACAAGTGATATTGACAAAGTTCTCTCTTATAAAACTTGGAACACTAAAAAGAAAGTTGACGAACTTCTTAGAATGGACTGCTCAATGTACTGTAACTTAGGAAGTGATTCTTCTAAAAGTGACAAAGGAGAAGTGAGAGTTTCTTCAAGAAAAATCTATTTAGGAATTAAAAGTATAGATGAGTCCACAGGAACTTTGTTTTTACAAACAATGGACTCTAATAAAAATAAAACCTAATATGCCATTAGAGCCGTCTGCTTATGATAAAGAACGCATAGCACACATCAATCACTTGATGGACACAATAAACGACTCTACTTCCGAAATATATGAATTACTTATTGATCGTGAATTTAATTCACTAAAAAAAGAAATAAAAAATTTAATGTCAATTCTAAAAGACATTTCAACTTCTGTAGAAGATGATATATGATGGAAAAATATTTTTAGAAAAAGACTTGTTTTCTCTTTTAAAAAAGAACTTTATTCCTGATTTACAAAGAACAAAAAAAACAAATTCTTCTTATGATTGTTATTCTACTAAATTTAATTTAGACATTGAATTAAAATGCAGACGAACTCATTATGACGATTTAATTATAGAAAAATCTAAATACAAATCTTTAATGAATAGGTGTTTAGATTTGCAAACCATACCTGTATATATAAATTCTACACCTAAAGGAATATGGGCATTCTACATTGCTGAAATTAGAATGACTTGGATTAAAAAAAACTTACCAAAACAAACAGACTTTTCTAAAAAATACCATATTAAAAAAGATATTAGTTATATAAATATAAAAGAAGGAATAGATTTAGTTGCTCTTTTTCCTTGACTTATTAGGACTTAAGCTTTCAGGTATGTATCCTTTCTTATAAGACTTACTCCAATCTTCAGCCATTTCAGGCTTATTAGCATACATCCATCTTTTTTGTTTTTCACTTTTAAAAGGCATATATAAATATTTTAGTTTCTACTACCTCTGCCACCGCTTCTACCGGATGTTCTACCACCTCTTCCACCTTTACTACCTCTGCCACCGCTTCTACCGGATGTTCTACCACCTCTACCGGTTGTTCCACGGCCTGTTGAAGGATAATAATTATTTTCTCTATCTTTTAATTCTTGTTTTAAATTTCTTAATCTTTTTTTCTCTTCTTTTAACTGTTGTTCTGACTCATAGTCAGGAGAGTTTGGACCAAAAGTATCATACCATAAACGGTAGTTGTACCTTTTCATATCACTTCTTGAATTATAAATACCAAGCTTTTCTTTTTCTCTTTTCTTTTTATCCTTTAAATCGTTAGAAGCTTTATTCATTTCAGAATAAATATCTCTTAAAACTAATCTCCTTACATCTCGGTACATTGGGATTAAGCCTGTGTTTCCTAAAATCTCAAGTGGAAGTCTATACATAAGTTCTGCTTCCTCTAAAGCCTTTCCTTCCGGAGTTTTTTTAGGAGCTGAAGTAGCTTTTTTAACTGCAAAGTCTAAAGTTTTAATTGCAGGGCCAAAAGCTGCAGCCATATTAGTTGCTATTTCACCTATACTTGTTCCTCTACCATCTTTATTGTTAGGTATTATTTGATAAGATAATCCATCTTTGTAAACATCATATTCCCCATCCCTAAGAGGCCCACCATATTCTCTGTTTAAAGGCTCTATTATGCCTGCATTCATTATCCCTTTAGTAATGTTACCAAAGTCTCTTCCTAAAACCAAGCTTGTTACAGAAGAAGCAATTGCTTGACCTAGTTGTTTTTCCAAATCTTTAGGCTCTTCTTCTTCTCCTGCTATTGACGATAACATTTCACCAAGAACATTAGCCATCATAGTATACATAATCATACGAGTAGCTGAACCGGCCATCAAGGCTGCTCCTTTTGTTTTAGTTAGGCTTCCCATACCTACTGCATTAACAATTCCTGTTCGAGCAGTAATGTATTCATATATAAGAAAGGTAGTCATAAAGCCATTAAATGCGTTTATAGCAGTTTTAATACCACTATCATTTGCTTTTTTAGTACCTTTTAATATCCCCATAAAAGGATTAGAATTACCACCTGTCATTACTCCATTTTGATCAGCTAATTCTGTTGCAGTTTTTAATGCCTCTTTATTTTCTTTCATATAAACTTCATCATTAGCAGCTATTTTTTCCATATCAGGATCTACACCTGTAATAGCTTTAAATTCTGATTTAAAAGTACCAAACCACATTGGCCTCATTACCACCTTGTCAGGAGTAGATATTAAACCATCTGCAACCGTAGCTACAGCACCTTGATATTTAGCTCCTGTCCTATTCCATATTTGAGCTATTTTATTTGATATTTTTCCCTTAGACCTAGATGCTTTTGGATTAGAAGATTGATTTATAATATTTGCATCAATCATTCTCCCTGACATATCTTGATTAGAATACAAACGAGTGACAAGTTTACTTCCAAGATTTTTCATAGATAAAGGAGCTGAGTCGCTATTTAAAAATTTCATTCCTATTTTAGCTCCTGTAACAAAAGAAATAGGAGCTGTCATTATAGCAAAAAAAGTATTGGAAGTTAATTCTGCAACAAACCTTGTTCCACTTGCAAGTATAGCACGATAGCCATTTTTCTGTAACCAATTTAAAGCGTCTTCACCTAAAGTTGTTTGTTGATAAGCATTAGTTAATAAGTTCTCAACCACTTCTTCATTAGCCTGCTTAATAGCGTTAAACTTTTCTCTTAAGTCAGAGTCCATTCTTGTTTTATCTCCTTTTAAAAATTTTTCAGCTTCATTTATTGTTCTTCTTGCAGTCTTAATTGGCTCTGTCATATGAAAATCTAGAAGTACTCCTTTTGATCCTCTTGATGCGGAAGCATATACATTAAAGTTTAAAGGAGAAACAGATCCTGTTCTTTTTATTAAAGACTTAGCCTTTGTAGATGGTTTTAATCCTTTATTAAATTGCTCAATATAAGATTGTCCACTCGCTACTCCTAATGAGTTTTCTATGTTTGCACCTTTTTGAGCTTCACTTAATACATTTAAATGAACATAGTTGTTTCTAAGAGTAACATTATCTCCTCTTATAATTGAAGAAGTGTATTCTGCTGTTTCAGCTAAACTTAAATTAACTTCTTGAATGGTTTCAATAGATTCTTTTTCCGCTTTATTAAAACTATTATAAAGTTTTTCATTATCAATTTCTCCTGTTTCTTTATTTTTAAATTTTTCTAAAATTTCTGCTAACATTATTGCGTCATCATCGGTATAACTAGTTTCTCCCGTGTCAATTGATTCAATTGTTTTTTTAATATAAGCAGCCGCTTGATTTTTAGTTTCAGGATTATTTAAATTTGAATCGTGTTCAAGCTGAATCATATAAACCATTTGCTTAAAACTAGACCTTAAAGTTTCATTTGAATTTCTTTTAAAAGATTTAGAAACTTTTTGTTCAGCTTTCTCAAGTTTTCCTAATATTTTTTTGTACTCATAAGTAAATGCTTCTTGTGCTTTAGCAGACCTATTAAATACAGAATTAAAAATATTTTTTGTTTTTGAATCACCAAAAATCTGATCTACATAATAAAGAGGGTTTCTTCTAATAGCTTCTAGTACAGCTCCTCTTTTAGTTATTTTACTTTTTAATCTAGAATATAATTTAGATATAGGAAGTATTTTACCCTTCTCAATTGATTTTCCCAAAATCGCCCCTTGAAGAACTGCTTCCATTTTTGAGTTCATAGTAACAACTAAAGAAGGTAGAAATCCGTTGTTAATATTATTAATTAACTTTAAAACTTGTTTTAATTCCTGAGTACTTAACCCATTTAACGCATCTATATCATTGATTAATGAGTTAAATTTATCAGCAGCAGCTCTTTCTAGCCTAGAAGGTAAAGATGAGATTTGTAAAGCTTTTGTTTCATTAATTTGCTCTATTACACTTTGTTTTTCTAATTCTAATTCAGCTTTTGTTTTTTCTTTTACAGGTTTAGATGGTAATATTTCTGATTTATATTTTTTCATTATCTCAACTTCATCAGCATCAACCTCTCCATCTTTTAACATTTGTTTCAAAGTGGCTGCATAATCAACATCACCTTTATCATTTAAAATTTTGTTTTCGTATGAATTAAATACATCACTTAATCTAGGGATTTCTGAAATCTCTAAATCAATTGCGTCTAATATTTTTTTAGTTGTTTTTTCAACTTCAGCAATGTCTGAAGGAGACAAAACAGATGATCTTTCTCCAAATACATTAATTAGATTCAAGTAATCTTGGAATACTGACTGAGGAATTGAGGCAGGATTTTTTATAGAAAAAATTTTATTTAAGTTAGGAGAAACCGATTTTGCAATACCGATTTTTGTTCTAATATTTTTTAATGCAGTAGGTCTTTTTTTTCTAGCAATTGAAACTTCTTCTGCAAAGTTTGCGTTTTCAAAAACTCTGCTCATATAGTCAACAAAACTATCAACAGAAGCATCATTTAACATATTAACTTTAGTAAATCTTTTTATAATAGCAGCAGCTTGTTTAGTAGTTATTTTTCCTTTTTCAACCATCTGAGAAACTTCTTCTGCTAATATTTTGCTTGCATTAACAAATGATTTTATAGCATCCTTTGCTCCTCTATTTAAAGATTTTATTTGTGAGGCAATTGCTTGTTTTTCAGTTAAAGTAATTTTAGAGGGTTCTTTAACATTTAGTCCTAAACTTTTTTCTGCTTTTTTAATTGCAGCTTTAGGGGTTGGAGCTTTCTTTTCTTTTATACCTATTGACTCCCTAACCTTTCTAACCATAGCTTCTCTCTGAATGTCACTAGAGTTTTCGTATACTTTCGTTTTTTGCAAATAGTCTATTGCAGCTTTTTCAATTTCTTTTGGATTAGTACTTTCTTTTGTGTTTCTTGACTTTTTCTTTTTAACTATGTTTTTAATTTTGTCCATCACCCTTTCAAAACCACTAATGTTTTCAATTGGTTGTATTTCAACTTCTGAAACCACTTCAGCAGAACTTGTTTCACCTTTAGCTAATTGTTCAGCTATATTTTTAAATGTTTCACTTCCGTACTTATTAAATTTAGGGTTGTTAGCATTACTCAATGGTTTTGTTGGTGTAAATGTCTTGCCTGTTTCAGGATTAAAAGCACCCTTAATAAATCCACCGTTTTTAGCAAATCCCAACATAGGAACCCATTGTCCTTTAGAGTCAGCACCTGTTCCTCGACCCGTAGAATTATACATTAAAAACTTATCCCCATTACTAGTTTTTATTTCTAAAATTTGTCTTCCGTCTACTACACCTAAATCTCTGCTTATCTCCCAAGTAACAGTTTCAGAATCTAATTTTTGTCCTAAATTAATTACTTTATTAACTTCAGTTGGCAAGTTATCAAAGTCAGTTAAAGAATTAACAGGAGTAGTAAACTCTCCAAAAACTTCTAAGTTATCATTAATGCTTTCATATATTTTAGGAGATGCATCCTCGGTTTCTTCAACCATACCCAACTCCTTTTTTTGTTCTGTAGTTAATCTTTCCTTCATCTTAGGATTCATAACATCTTCCATTCCAATTACTTCTACATCTCCAACTATATTTCCAAAAGAACCTTTTACAAAATCTTCATTATTTACGCTGTTGCTAGAAGGTATGTTTTGACTACCTGCATTATCTCCATCTACTTTTTGAACTACACTTCTGCTTCCATCTTTATTGGTAGTAACCTCTACAGTTTTAACTCCTTCTCCTTCTTCAGTTTCAATAGTAAACACCTCTTTACCTGTAGGTATCTGTGAGTCTTTGACTGTTTTAGGTTTTTCTTGTTCCGAAATTCCTAATTCTTGTTTTTGCTTGGTAGTTAATCTTTCCTTCATTTTAGGATTCATAACATCTTCCATTGCTAATACTTCAGCTTCACCAACTATATTATCATAAGCACTTTCTACATATCCTTTAGTCTCAAGAGTGTTGTCTTTTGACAAAGTTTCGCTACCTGCATTACCTCCATCTACTTTTTGAACTATTTTTCTGCTTCCATCTTTGTTAGTGGTTACTTCTACAGTTCTAACCCCTTCTCCTTCTTCAGTTTCTAATGTATATATTTCCTTACCCGTTGGTATTTGTGAATCTTTATATATTTCTGTTTCTTCAATAACAGCTTCTGTCTCCTCAACAGCTTCTGCTTCTAATTGATTTTCTTGAAGATTTTTTATTTGAGATTTTAAATCTGCAATTTTGTTTTTTCCCGTAACAGTTCCTAGAACTCTCCCCTCTAATTCTTGTACTTGTCTTTCTAAAGTTACAATTGCATCTACAGTTGGGCCATTAAGATCAGGATTAGCTGCCATTACTGACTGTTTAGTTCTTCCTTCTAATATTTTATTATGAAGCTTTTCTTTTCTTCCTTCAAAATCGTTGTCTATTTCAATTTTTAAATTTGGAGCAGTTAATTGCTCATAGGTCATTCCATCAATAAGTGCATCTACTTCTTCTACTGTAGCTTTTTTGCCATTAACTTTGTATTTTGGTTTTTGATACCTTACTGCTATTAAATCTTTTACAGATCCCGGAGCTTCTGCAATACCTTCTAATAATATTTCGCCTGTGTCATACTCTTGCCCTTGGTCTCCATATAAATTAGTTGCTGTAATACCTGCGGTTTCACCTATTGAACCCCCTACCGACTCTACTAATGCTGCTGAACCAATCGCTTTTCTTTTTAAAGCTTTAGATGCAGCCTTAGACCCTACACTCCCTGCTTTTGTTAAAAAAGGTTTTGCAATTTTACCACCTAATTTTCCTGTTAAGGCATCTATTGTACCAATTGCTACTCCTCTTGCAACTGCATCAAACCTTAATTCTTCAACAATCTCTTCGTTTTGTAGTAAATTTTGAACATTTTTTGCAGTTAACTCTTCCCCTCTCTCTTCAAGCCTTGCTTTTAATAATTCTCCATAAGTTAATCCTGTTTCTAATACCGTACTCGCTGCTGCAAAAGCATAAGGCAAACTAGCTGCTGCACCTGCAACTGCACCCGGTGCTGCACCAACACCACCTGCTAATGCACCTGTACCTGCTCCAATAGTTGCTCCTGTTGCTATAGCAGCACTACCTGCTGCTAATGAATCTTCATTGGCCATAGCCGAAAAAGAACTTACTATAACTTCAGGAACTATACCGGGATTAAGCATAAGTCCTTTTACAAATCCCCATACACTATTTCCCTCTGCTTTTTCTTCGTTATAAATTTTTTGATAATTTTGCATTTCTTGAGAAGGGCCTAACTTTACAGCACCTTCATTTTTAGAAATAAATTCTTGAATATCCTCTAATGACGCATTACTTCCCCCCATAAGTAAGTCGTTACCACTCTCTGCAATTTGACCATTTTCAAAACCGGCTTGAGCTGCACGACCCATATCGTCAATAAAATCTCCAAGACCTGCATCTGTTCCAAAGTCAATTGCATTTAAAAAAGCTCCGAAATTACCTTTAAAAAAGTTTTCTTCTTTAGGTTCTAGTAACCCTGTAACCGGATTCAATAGTGAATCTCCACCTGAAGAACTTGAAACTACTTGTGGCGATTCTTTTTTTTTTATTACACCGTTTTTTACGTCATTATAAAAGTCTTCTCTTCCGAAGCGTTTAATAAGGTCTCCTTCGGAAAAAACTTTACCATTTGGAGTTTGATAAAAATTAGAATTAGCTTGTAAAGAAGTATTTCCATTTATGTCATCTTCTTCATTGTACTCTAATAAGACACCTTCATTGACGAAATCATCAAAATCAGAATCAAATCTTTCTAAAGCATCTTGTTCGCTTATTTTTTCTCCGGTTCCTTCTATTATATAGTAAGTTTCGTCTTTCATAATTTATCTACACAAATATTTCTTCCCTGATATTTTATCAGTTTGCCTCCCTTGTACACATTTAGTTAAATCAGAATCTTTTATAGAAGAAGGAGGTTTAGTTAAACCACTTGTTTTAGCTATTGTTTTACTTTGTCCTGAAAATCCTTTATTCTTTGCCATTAACTCTGCTTTGCCATCTACAGTTGTCATTACGTGATTGATCCACGATTCTAAAGCCTGTTGCATTGCCGCAGCCCTTTGCTTCTCTGAACCTCCAAGTGGAGAAGGGTCTACTTCTAATTGAAATACTTTAGGGAAATTTGGATCACCCTCATATCCATCAAAAGTAATAGTCATCTCGTCATCATCTACTTTATTAACCTTTATTCCATACTCACCATAAGCGTCTTCCAAATAAGGAATTACCTGATCTGATGTTGCATCAGTAAAGAATGGATCATCTTCGTCATCAGTTTTTGGCAAAACGCTACTAGTAAATTGGGATATTTCAGTATTGTAAACTCCCGCACCTTTTCTACCTGCTACTGCACCTTCCCAATTTGGGGTATATGCGAGTTCGTTTCCATCATCATCTTTTCCAAATCCACCCTGTTTAAGTTGCTCTTCCGGTTCTAAACCTGATAATTCTTTTCCTAAAGCGGCCCATTGTGCGTCAGTATATTCTTTCTCTAAATCAATAACTACATTTTTATCTTCTTTTTCATATGTTATCAACAGTTGTGTTCCATCCGCACTAGGAGCTATAGATGTTAGTCCCATCTCATCTGCTAATCTTGAATCTCCAAGTAAGCTTTGAAGTAGTAAGTTTCTTTCTTTTGGGTCTGCACTTTTTAACCTATTCCAAGTTTTTTGAGTAGATTGTTGTTTTTTCAAATCAGCTTTACCATCTCTTACGTCTTTTGGTTGTATTACCGGGTTTTTATTCACTTCTTGAACCTTAACTTCTTCTGTATAATCTACACCTATATCCATTTGTGCTCTAAGAACTTCTTCAGAAACCCTTTTTTGTTCATCGGTTAGCAAAGGAACTATACGACCTGCCTTGTTTTCAAAAAGAATCATATTAGGATCTGTTTTAGCTTTAGCAATATTTGCAGGTGTATTCATTGCTTCATAATATTCTTCTCCTGTTGCAGGGTTTGTATTTTTAAAATCTAAAAGTACAGATGATCCTGCTAAAGTATTTCCTTCAAGTTGACTCTGTATATAATTATTTTGTGATTCTTGAAATAATGTAATAGAAGTAAAATCCGCTAAAGTAATAGGTTTTTCTCCGGCTGCTTTTCTAGCTGCATTAACACTATCTAACTGAGCTTGTTTGTCAGCAGCACTCATACTTTCCCATTTTCCACCCGATTTGCTCCTTACATCTGATATGCTTTTGAAAATACCTTTTTTATAGGTATTTCCTAAATTTTGTATTACTATTTTTTGTTCTCCAAGCATTTCGTTAAATCCTTCGGAAGCACCCATAACATCAAACTTAGTTATCTTTTGTTTGATTCTATTTTCTAAAACTTGAACAGACTCTATATTGTCCGGATCAGGAATTAAAGGTCCGTTAGGATTGCTAGGATCAGCAGGAATCATCTTTGCCATTGAAACAATACCGGTTAAGGGATTAATTACCATTGAAGATTGACCGGCTCCTTCTCCAAAGTTTCCAAATCCTTCAACAGTTTCCATTAACCAATTCTGCGTACTTGAAGCTTGTTCTCCCGGAGGTAACTCTGAATCGTTCATAGCCATTTTTGTTTCCCATTCAGCATTGTAATTCTCTAATAAACTAAATGCTTGGTCAGTCCCATCTACAAGATTTTGATTCATAAGAGTATACTGTCTTACACTCATTTGGCCGGATTTTAATAGTCCGGTCATTATAAGTTTTTGCTCCTTTAACTTTTCTGAACCGTCTATTGCAAATTTATTTAAATCTGAATTTCCACCTTTAGGTACGTCATTTAATCTTGCTGTGTATTCCCTAGAAGCAGTATCAATTGCTGTTCTAGTTTCTTCTCTTACTCTATTCTCCTCTTTTAATACATCAGTTAAGTTGTTACCAACTTCATTCCAATCTATTTGAGTATTAGCTGTGTCTCTTGCAACTCTTTTATACGCAGTAGCCATATATCTATTTATTTATATTATCTTTTTTATCTTCTATTACCTACCACCAAAACCATACTGTTGTTGCAGATCAAATTGATTTGAAAACTCAGTAGTCCCAAATGTTGCTTGTTTTTGAGCCGGTGACATACTTTTTGAGTATTGTCTAAATTGCCTATTGCTTAATGCACCGGCTTGAGTAGGACTCAAATAACTAGCACCCCCTGATGCGTTAAAGTCGGCTTTAGCTGTAGGACTTAATTCAGTCATACCCCCAACTGCAGCTTTTGTATTAGAAGTTTTTTGAGAATAAGCTCCTCCTAATGAAACAGCACCCCCTACAGCACTAACTGTAGATTGTATCCCTGCTTGTTTAGCAGCTTCCGAGGCGGCTTGTGCTTCTGCTGCTTTTTGTTGATTACCCGCTACTTCTTCTAAATCTAAAGAAACATTTAAATCTCTAAGCCTAGAATCTTCTTCAAGAATAGCACCTTCAATATTTGTAAGTTCGTCTCCCATAGCAGTTCTAACACCTGCTTGCCCCGCTTGTTGTGAAGCAAGAATTCTACCTGCGGTAGCTGCTCCACCTCTTTCGCTTTCAACACCCGCTTCTAAAGCTTGAGCACCTGCTGCTAAATTTGCTTCGCTTTCAAGCTCATAACCTTCTTTTTTAATAGACATTTCTTCAGCAAAATTTACTTCTAATCTACCTCTAGCTGCTTGCATTGCTGCATCTGCCTCTCTCTCAGCTTTTGCTTGAAGTTTTTTTTGTTTTGATGCTTGAGCAAAACTCATTGCTGCACTTCCTAATCCTATTACTACTCCGGCTATTGCTGCTGACATAATTCTTTATTTTTTTTTATTACATATTCGGGAAGTTCTTTAAAATCTTCCGTGTACAATTCTTTTTCTGCTTCTTCAACTGTTTCTGCATCTGTTTTATAAACACAAACCCAAACACTATCTTCGTGTATATAAGCTATTCTTTGCGTTCCTATCTCTGTTTGCACTACCATAGGTGCTTTAATTCTATTTACCTCGCCTTTGTCGTTTATAATTGACATTTCTCCACTCATATAAAAAGAAGGGTGATTAGTTTTATGAATAAAACTTAAAACCAACATTCCTTTAGGCATAAATATTTCTCTTGTATATATACCATCTTTTATATGATGCTTTAAAGGCATTGCACTTTCCATCTCTTTTGTGTGATGATGAATAGTTTCTTCAATTGAAAGCATTTGCTCTTTAAAGTTATTAATTCTTTCCCACAATAACCCTCTGTTTTGATTGATGTTTTCTAAAACAGTTTCCGGCTTATTATGTTTTTTTGTAAGAACACTCATATTAACACAAAGATACTAATTTTAAGGAAATGATTTCATCACATCTGCTAAAACCGCAAACAACTCAATTTTAGAAGTATTAGAATTTGTTAATTTAAAAACACCGTAATGTCCTAAAACACCGTGAGATTCAGCAACTGAATTTTTAATATAAAGTGTATACACCTCTTGAGATGGTATTGGTACTGCACCTGTGGTAGTATTGTCTATAGTTAATGTGTTTGCTCCAAAAGATAAATTTTGATTTATATCAATTATTTGACCTGCTAAAATAGGGTTAGGATGCCCATAATAAACCATATCTCCTATGCTTAAAATATTACCTATAAATAAAGTGGTAGGATAACTTAATATTTGAGTAGTTCCTGTTGTTACAACTGTGGTTGTATTGCCCAATCCATTCAAAGAACGTAATGCATAATTATCTAACAATGCAGGTGTGCTTCCTGAATTTCTAATATAACCAAAATATGAACCCTCTTTTTTTTCAAAAAATTCATTATTTATAAATCCTGTCGTTTGTTGATCACTTTCCAAAGTAACTCCCCAAGAGTCATCACCTTCTAAATTTATAGTTTTAAAAAGTTTATTTTCTAGAGGTTGATCATTAAATACAGAAGTTAAGGTTGAAGGGTAATCAATACCATAATAATTATTTCTTAACTCATTTGTGTTGTGTCTATACAAATTGCCGTTTCTAAAAGTATAAAAAAAGTTATTCATACCTATCATCCAATCAGGAGCATAAGAATAAAAAGAAGGGAATCCTTTAGAACCCGGATCATATGTTAATGTATAGTTTTGATTTGATGCTGTTGCCATATTTTATTTTTTTAACAATTTGTAGTGTCACCACATTCTCTTATAATATCACTCATTAATACTGCATTTGTATTCACTCCACTACCAATACTTGTTATTGTTCCGCACTTAGTAACACCACTAGGTCCTGTTGTTGGATTAAGTGTTTGATACTGTACAGTATCTCCTACAATAAAACTTCCTTGAGTTAGTTCAGTCATAGTAAAAGTACCCCCACCATCACAATCGCTAATAGTTAATGTAACACAGTTTTGACCCGTTACATCCACAATCCCATCTACTACACCAACATAAGCACCTGTTGGTAATTTATAATATCCATCTGAAGCTTTAATAGCTCCATTTTGATCAACAAACAAATAGTCATATCTATTTACATTACCCGGAGTAGATAATGTATTTACAGGTACGTGATATAACAAACCATCTAAAGTTGCAGAACAAACATTTTGTAGTGTTTTTGGTGTTGAATTTGTCAAAACGCTAGTAAGTGCTGTTGGACATTGTATGTCTATATCCCAACCTGTCGTAGGACAAGGAGCAAAAACACTAATATCAATTACATTTGGAGCTGCTTGAGTTTTTGGAATAACCATAACAGAATTTCCGGGAGCTCCGTTAGTAAGAACATTATTTCCTGCAGGAATAGTATAAGTAACAGTATTACCTGAACCTACAAAATTAGTACCATCAAATAAAAATTCATCTCCTGTAAAAGTACCTCCTGAAATTGAACAATCTCTAGAAATACCTCCAATAACAGTAGGAGATGTACCAACAGTCCCTTGTAATTTTCCAAAGTTAGGTGAACTAAGTTTGTTGTAATTTACACCACCAAATGTTGCTAATAATCCGTCAGGAATTAATCCTACATAAAATGTAATAATAATAGCACCAATATCTGTTGCTGTTCCACCAACATCTATATTAAGCTTATATACTCCGGCTGTACCTGTAGCGGCTATTACACCTCCGCAGGGAGTAGCACAACTTACACAAGCTGTTTGAGGTAATAATGAACAAGAAACTAATTCTCTAGAATTTACACCATCAGAATAAAATCCATCTGCAGCACAAATTGTTAAAGCTGCATCCGAAAATATTGCAGTTGAGTTAGCTAATGATGTTCCGTCTAAATAATAAGTTGCCATAATTTAATTTTTATATATTACAATTAGTTTCGTCTCCACAATTAAATGTTGCTCCTGTGCTATATAATGTTGCAGATGGAGTCTGTGGATAACCCCCACTATCTAAAGTAATAATTGTCCCACAAAATATTGTTCCTCCTGCAGTCATTTGATATTGAACAACATCAAAAAGAGAATAAACACTAAAAGTATCTGTAACTTTTCTAAAATTACCTGTAACACAGTCTGACAATATCCAAACAGGAGCCGCAGGTTCTATTCCTTCACAACCACAACAAGCGTCATTAATAGTGGCTCCAAAACACAAATCAACAGCAGTACTATCTCTAAAATCCCAAAGTAAATATAAATTGCTACCTACAGACGGCATAATAAAATCAGCACTAAAAGCAGTATTTCCTTGTGAGGGAACATTAATAGGTGTAGCTACAGCACTTGCTGCTATTAAAGATAAAATATCAGAAGAATTGTTAGCATAATTAGTATCTGTTCTTAAATATTTAAATTTATCTGAACTTACAGAAAAATTATAATCATCAGTTCCTATTTTATTAGACAACATTGTTACAGTAGATCCGTTAGTTGGTATAACTCCTCCACCTTGCGGTCCTGTTATAGTGTCAAACAATGAAACAATAGGGAAAGTTCCTGTGTTAAAAACAACTGATTCTGTGTGTAGTGGCGATACAAAAACCCCATCTGCCCATCTGTATTCGTCTGTAGTTTGTAATCCTGTGTCAACAGCACTTGAAACGTGAATTAAATATATATTTATAGTTTCTGCTGAAGGACATTTAACTGTAAGAGTTATAGTAGCAGACCCAAAAGAAGTAGCTTGAATAGATACTTCATTATCTAAAACAGTACTTTTGTTAAAAGTTAGTGTACCTCCGGTATTAACATCACCTGTAGTATTAGTTGTTCCTTTGTATGTTGCATCTATTCTAAATGTACTCACTAAGCTTGAAGCTTCAACGCTATAGTCAATATCAACAGGGCCAACAAATGCACCTAAATCATAACATACGTCAAACCCGTTTGAGGTTGTTATGTTTATGGTTTTTGTTAAACCACATTCTATACAAGGAGTTTTTAAAGGAATTGATCTTGAATTAGAAGACAATACGTATTCCTTCATATAAGGATCAAACCCTCCTAATTTTTGAGTTGTAAATGCATCTTGAAATAAATCTCTAAACCAACTTCTCATACCAAATTCTGAAATAGGACTTAAGGAATCATTAGAATAGCTAGTTCCGCTTAACTGAATTACTGTACCTCTTTTAGCGTCAGTAAAATATTTATGAGGACCATACTGTGAAAAACTTTCCGGATTTGCAGAAATTCCATATTCTTCTATTCTAGCAATTTGTGTTCCTAAAACTTCAGGAACTGATGTTAAAGAGTTTCCTGCACCTGCGTCAGAAAGTAAATTTTTGCCTGCAAGAACATAAGATATTTTATCCTCTTGTAATACAAGTATATCCGTTTCTCTTGCTTGTAATTTCATAACAGGACCAAACTCTTGTTCTAAAGCTTTAAAATTTAATAATCCTGTGTTGAACTCATTTAACTTATTAATGTTTGACTCTGCATTATAAACCCCACTATATGTTAAATCAGCAAATCTTCTTGTTTCAGAATATTCTTTAGAGTCTGTTGTAGTTGCTCTATTTCCTAAAACTAATGGTTTTCCAATTACAGAATCTTGAATTTTATAACTTTCAACACCATTTCCAAAAGCAAAACAATTAAAAAAATCTGTTTTAATAACTGCAGGTGTATTGGTAGCAAAAACTTGATTTTGTAAATCAGATTGATGTTGACCAATAGAATCAATAGCATATGATTCTGAAGATTCATACCATAAATCCGGCTCGGCATCTTGAGGTAAAGATTCAAAAACAATTAATCCTGATGCTCTTATTACTTGGATCTTAACCGCAAGTATTATATTTTTTCTAGCATTTGCTCCTTTTCCGTTACTAGGACCATATCCCTCACTACTTTGAAATCTTAAAAAAGTTCTTTGATTAGCAGTACCTGCATTTTGTACTTCAAAACACGTAAACATTTGACTAAAATTACAACCTACAGGTAAACTATTGTTATTTGGTAAATAATTTAGACCTACATCAGGCTGACTTTCTGTAGCATTTGCTTCTAATGCTGCTGCAACATTATCTCCATCAAACCAATTTTTAAAGTTAGTATAATCTTGTGATGCAGTTAATGTCTGTTCTACTCTAAAAAATCTTTCAGGAACACTCTGAGCTCCTCTTCTAAAATTTTCAATATCTATAGTTATACGAGAACCTGCCGGTATTGTATAATCTACAAAATTTCCCGGAGTACTAGTATCGGGAGTATCAACGGGGTATCTTATAACCTTGCAACCATTGCCTCTTTCACGGTATTCTCCGTAATCAACTACAGGTAAATCCCCTACTTCTGTAGAGAAATTGTTGGCTCTAATTTTCATATAAACTCCTGCAGGAACAGGTATTTCTGTACCTTGAGAATCAACAGGTTTAGGATTTAAAAAATCTTTAAACTCTGTTGATTTTGCTAAAACTGTTGTAAAAGTGCAAACATTTCTAGGTCCGGAAGTATCAACCTTTACAATCATTTCATCTCCCTCTTGTATTTTTTGAGAGTTCTGACCTTCTAGTAGAAAAAAATCATTTCCTGAACTAGCATCTCTAAAAAACAAATTAGCATAAATTGTGTTATAATCTTTTTTATCAGGCTTAATACAAAACTTGTATCTAGTTGCCCATTCAGGACCAACTTGAGTAGTAGGTATAGTTACGTTTAAAGTGTTTTGATTTTCAGATTCCGAACAAGCAATGTGAGCAGTATTGTTAGGACTCACTAAAGCAGTAGTCATTCGGTTAAACTCATCCATATAAATAATTCCTATTTCATAACCTCTATTACTGTGTAAGCTTGTTGGATTTCCAATTTCTTGAAAAGAAATATCATTTAAAGTAATTTTATAATATTCAAATACAGTAAATGTAATATTAGTAGGATCATCTACAAACTTCATTGCAGGTAATTGTAAAGACAAAACACTAGATGATGTGCTGCTTATAATATTAATAGGTTGACCGGCTGCACTAATTCCACTTTCAAGCTTAAAAACAGGAGTTGTTCCTGACAACTCATTAGTAACATTACAATTAAAAAGGTCAGTATACGTAGCTCCCAAACAAGAGTTTGCTACGGTTAAAATATTTGTGATATTTCCAATTTTTTCTACAAAATCTAAAGATGTTGCTAAATCAAAAACACTAGAAAAACTAGTGGGTAATATATAATTAAAATCAATATTTACAGAAGAAGTTGTTTCTGTAGGAAAAGGAGTATTTCCGGAAAAAGAATTGTGTTCAAACCTTAGTAAAATACCAAAAGAAGCTCCTTGTTTTAAATCAAGACCACTAAAATCAATATCTACTTGACTGTTTGGAATGTTTTGTGTTCCTGTATCAAAAGTATATGTGCTTGAAGATAAACTTGAGCTAACATCTTTACTTCCAATTTCTGTATTTTCTTGATTTACAAAATATTCTAATTTAGTTGGAACTTTGTTTCTTTGTAAATCATAGTTTTCTAAATAATTTCCATAAGTAATTCTGTTACCCATCAAAGTTTGTGATTGTGCTAATTTTGGAACACCATCAAACAGTCTTAATATTTCTGAAGAAGGTAGCACAGTAAATATTTTACTATTGTTAAAAGTATATGTATATTCCGTATCATCAGCTAACCCATCTTTTAGCTTATTTAGTTTCTCTATAACTTTTATTACAGAACTATTCATATCTTTAAATAGCAAATCCACACTCTTAACTAAAGGTCCTCCTGAATTATAAATTATATTACATTGATTTGTACTATTTACCATTCCTTCATTAAGGGCGGTTATATTGCTGTATGTAAAAGGTTTAGGTATAAATGAAGGTTCTGAAAATTGAGAAGTTGCAGAGTATTCTCCATCTGCATATCTATATCTATAAGCAAAACTTATAAATCTAGTTTCTAAAAAATTATCTTGAGTTGATGTTGAAATAGGAAATACTTTTGGAGAATTTATAGGTGGTTTTTTTATAACAAGTAAAGATTCTGCTGAAGTTAAATCTTCAGTAGCATTAGGATTAGGATAATTAGTAGTAACATTTATTTGTCTAGGAGGATTATAATCATCTGTAAAAAATAATAAATTTTCTACTTTATTAACTCCTGTTATTAAAAATTCAGGATCAAAATTTAATGTTGTTTTAGTTGCGGTAGAATCATTAGGATCTGCTATAGAAATAACGTGATATGTAATTATACTTTGTGTAGTATTAAAAGATACAATCATATCTAATTTTCCTGTAGGACTAGAAGAAAATGAGGAGTCGTGAACAAACCAATAAATAGTTTCTAAAGCTCCATCTTCAAAAGCACCTATGCATTTTGCATTAGCACTTAATGAAATATTATTATATTTTAAAGTTGTTAACTGAGTATTTCCTTTAGAATTTTCAATTACACCAATTTCAGCTTGTTCAGTTGAACCCATACGAACATTAAGTGCATCAACGTATTCACCATTTGGTATAAGACGTTCATCCAAGGACTTGTTCATTTTTCCTGCGGTGAAATTTCTAATTATTTTTCCCATATTACTTTAACCACTTATCTCTACCCCTTAAGTTTTGTAAAAGTCTTCCGGGATGTATATTACTAATTCTAATTTTTGCGTTTCTTAAAAGTGCTGATTGACGCTTTCTAGTTCTACTAACTATATATTCTTGAACCCCCACCTTAGAACCTAATATAGCATACTCTATGTAAGCATACAAATAGTCTTCAAACATTTTATTTACTGAAACCAAACTGTCATCTCCGCTTTCCATACCATCAGAAACATATTCTAATACTACCAATCCACCTGATACACCTGAACTAAAATTAATAACTCCTCCTTTTTTATTTATACTAAAAGTAGGATTAGCATTAGCGGTTTCCGTGTTAAGACCATATCTTCCTTCAAGATTGTGTTGAAAATACCAAGTCCCATCTATATTCCACCCAAACTTTCCATTCATAGGAGAATTTGAATTCAAATATATAGTTGGTGAACTTCCAAACATTCTTGACATATCTAAATCTGAAAATTCAGGCTTTAATGAGTTTCCATCTTGATCAAATAAAATTCTACATTCGTTATCTTGTAAGTAAGCACCACTCCAATTTGTTTGAATATTCTCTCCTAAAGGATATAATATCCCATCTATCTCTTGTGATATTCTTACCCAATTAACAAAGTCAGGAGGTAATACAAATCTTAAAGTGTCACATACACTTAACTCTAATATTTTTATCTCTTTAAAAGCATCATAATTTAATTCTTGTATTGCTCTTTTAGCGTGAAATAAAACTTTATATCTTTCTTCGTTATTTACAAGACTATGGTTCCCTGCATACATTAACATAAAATTGTTAATTATATCTTCTAAAGATATATACTGATAAGAACCCCAATTTTTTTGGCTAGGGTTAAGTCCTCCATTTTCATAATATTGATAGTCTGTTATATATCCCATAATTATTTTTCTGATGCGTTACTAGCTGAATCTAAAGTTGTTGCGAATTGAACTGCTCCTGCCTCTCTAATAGACATCCCTGCATATTGTAAAATTTTATTTATCAAATTAACTTCATCATCGTTAGGTAGCTCAAAATCTTGATAATCTGCTGCACTTTGATTAAACGCAGGTTCTCCATTTACTAAATCTACATATGTCCATTTTGGAACTTTAGGAAATCTTATATATTGACATTCTACTCCACCCATTGCATCTATAGTATTTGGAAACAATGAAATAGTAGGTTCTTGTAAACTATAAGCAGGAAACATTAAAGTTGGTTTTGTTATAACAGAGTTATTTAACATAGTTATTTTACTGTTGCTAACTTTTTCTGCTTCTTTTATAGGACTAGGAGAGTATACAATATAGTTTTGATTATTACTTAAAAACCCAACATTATCAGGATTGCCATCCACATCAACTAATGTAAGTTCAATTGTTTGAACTTGAGAAACGAAACCAACTCTATTAGAAGTTGTGTTTGCTACAATATCTCCTATACTAATACCTAGTGCTACAAAATCTTTTGTGGTGTCTATTAAAGATTGAATTTGTACTTGATTTGTAGTTCCGCTAACTTCTTCTTTACTATATACCAATACTTTATTAAGTAAATAATAATCATCATTAGTAGTTACTAAGCTTGGAGTAAAAAATTTGTTTTGATAATTGTGAACTAAAAATTTTGTTTCAGAAAAAGTATCAATTACCTCTTCCAATCCTTTAGTAATATCCGCATATCCTGTACCGGACTGCCTTCCATTTTCTTTTAGTATTTGATAGTTGTATGAGTAAAAATAATTTTCAAATAAATCTAACTGTGCTTGTTTAGCAAATAAGTTAAAATCAGATGGGGATATGTATCCGTAATTATTTTTATTCAGAACCGACATTACCGTTTGTCTAACTGAGTTAATCATCTATAATTCTTTTATACAAAGATAAACAAAATAAAAAGACCCCTTCAAAAAGAAGAGGTCTCTTAAAATTACTTGATATTATAAATATATTATAATAAAGATTCTAAATGTTTTAATGTTTCTATATTATCATCATCTTTCATATATGAAACTACTAAATCAATTCCGTCTTTCCCAAAAGGAACATTAAGCATTTTTGTCTTATTTGTTTTAGTGCTAAACCATACTTCTTTATTACTTTTTCTAAAAGTTAATAATCCTTGATCAAAGAACTGCTGAACAGTACCTTGAATTTTTAATTCAGGGTCATTAATTACATCTAAAAAATCTTCAGGATTATTTTTAGCATAAACTAAAACATCTCTTTTTAATTCTGAAGTAGAAACTTTACTTGAATCTTTGTTGAATAGAACTCTACAAACATTCTCTAGCTGTTCAATAGACAAAGACTTTGCTTCTAATAGTGCGTCAGCTTCAACCATTAAGTCTTCAACTTCACTTTCTGCATCTTTAGCTTTATCTACTTCAATAAACTTCTTTTGATTTAAAGGATGATAATGTAAAAATGCTTGAAGTATTTGATTTGACTTAGGAACGTGTAAAAAACCATCTTCAAAAATAATAGGAGATAATAAAGCATTACCATCTTGTTCATCTTCAAAAGGAGATTTTTGATTACTTGCGTATCTTAAAGCACGGTTTTCACCTGTGTCTTCATCAAAATACATTAAAGGGTATCTTTTGTTGTTTCTAGTAGGCAGCATAAAAGAAAGTGGTGCTGCATCTGATGTTAACTTATATTGTTTGTCAACAAATATTTTTTTTGTTTTTTTCATTATTATAAAATTAGATTAAAATTAAAATTTAAAAAAAAGGGAGGAATAAACCTCCCTTTAATTATATACTTCTTATGAATTAAATAAGAAGAAGTTGTTAGCACCTAAAGTACATACTGCTCTTTCAGATAAGAAGTTTACCTCCATTGCATCTAAATCAGAAGTCTCTGCTCCACCTGCTGAACCTGTAATCCAAGTCTTGTAACGTCTGTCTTCAGTTTCTGAAGCTCTATATCTAACGTGCAAGAATGGTCTCTTAGCGTTTTTTCCTAATACTTGATCATACACAGATGTAGAACCGGCAGGAACTAAAAGTCCATTAACTCTACCTGAACCTGCTACTGCAGACATTCCGCCTCGCATAGTTGGATCATTTAGATATTTCCAATCAGACTTATAAAAGTCATAACCTCTTCTAAATCCTGTAAAACCTAAGTTTAGAGCCATTTCTTTTTCGTTGTCAAATAAACCATAAGAAACACCACCTGCTGCATTAGATGATTGCTTAGATAACATATCGTCAATATCAAAAGAATAATCTCTATCAACAAACACTACATTTTCTTCAATAGCACCTTGCTTGTCAAGTCTAGAAATAATAGTATCCCACTCTACTAAAGTAGTAGGGTTTCCTGCTCCATATACATTTCCTCTTGTTTCTACAACATAGAAAATACCATCAGAACCTGCACCTGTAGCACCTGCTGCTGCACCGTTTCCAATTGCTGTGTCAACACCTGAACCTTGCTCTGCCGGTACTGCTTCAATCATTGCAGTCTCAAGATAATCGTCAAAACGTAATCTTGTTTCGTGCTCAGACTTCAAATACCATAAGTATCCGTTTGCTCCATTTTCAGTAGTAACTTCAATCCATCCAATTTGAGCCATATCAGAACCTGATACTTTATACTTGTCTTTTAGTATAATTGGCTTATTTTCAAAAATGAAATCATCAGCTTCTAAAGAACCTTCCATTCCGTTAGTTCCTTTTTGAAATTCAGAACCGTAAACAAATACAGAATATTTCTGACCTGCTAAAGTAGTTAAACCTGCTGCTTCATAAAAAGCTACAGTAAAAGTTTTAGCAGCTCCTGCTCCTATTGCTGTTACTAAACCTTTTACACTTCCTGCACCTGCATTATCAGAAATCATTACAGTTTGACCTATTCTGATTGCGATATTGTTTTGTGCACCAAATGCAGGTACACCTGCATCTCCTACAGTAAAAACTGCATTATTTGCTCCTGCTGCTACCGGAGTAGTTACATCTGTGTATTTAGTATGCAGTCTTCCTTGTTCTGCCCATTTTATAAGGTCAGAGTTAGACGGCATCTCTGCTCCCACCATTCTTAAGAATGATGATATTGTTCTATTACCATATCTTTCAAATTCTTTTTCGTAAGTATCAGGTAGATACTGATTTAAGAAATCAAAATTGGTAATGTAGTTTGTCTTTACGGGCACTCTTTGTGCACTTGGTTGTAAATCAAAACCGGGTACGTTTTGTACTGCCATAATTTTTATTTTTTAAGTTTTGTTAATGTTATTATTTATTTCTACTTCTAATCTTTAAACCTCTTCCGTGGTCGTTGCTTAAAGATTTAATTTGCATACCTGATTTTGTATTGCTTACTTCCGGAACTTTTTGAGTAGTCATATTTACATTTTTCATTTTCCTCATAGTTTCATCTGCCGAAGCAGATTTCCCTTGTTCATAAAAGAATTTAGCAAACTTTTCAGGATGCATCGCCATTGCTAACGACCTGTGATAACCTGCAGCATCTTTAATAGTACCATCTTCATTAGTGTGCTTTCCTATAAAGCCACTAGGATCAGAGTGTATTTTTTTCAATTCTGCGGCATCTCCGGGTGAAAAATAAACTTTGTTGTCATCAATCGTAAACTCAAAACCTTTGAACTCACTAAACACCTCGTCTGTTTTTTTTAAATAAGCTTCTTTTCTTCTAGAAGTTATTTCCTCGTTGGTTTTTGCTTCAGCTATATATTGCTTATATGCTAAATCTTCTTCTGTAGATCTTGGAGTAACTTCCCGGCTTGACTCAAGGGGGATTTTATACTTCTCCTGTTGTTCTGCAAAAAAATCTTTAGCTTTCGCAATAGTCTTTTTCTTTGCTAATTTTATTTTCTTTATTTGCTTTTCATCATCAACATCTTCATCAAATGAAAAATCTTCCATTAAATCACTAATATCGTCAGGGTCTAACCCTTTTTCGGTAGCAGTAAGATAATCTCTTAGCAAGTTGTCAGGTTTCATTTCATCATAGTTCTTCTGTAATTGATAGAAGTCATTGATTCCACGACCTGTTTCTTTTTTATATTTTAGATATTGGGAAACATCTTCGGGAAGTGGTTCTGTTTCTTCCCTAGCTTGATTAAAATCATCTAATGATTTAATTTCTTTCCCATATCTATTTCCAATAAATTTAAGAACTTCTTCTTCACTTAACTCTGAAGATGGAGTTATAATTTCTTTTTCCTGTTGTTTAGTTTCCTCTACAGGATTTTCTACTACAGGTGTTTCTATTTTAGTTTCTATTTCAACTTTTTTAGTTTCAATAGTGTTTGTTTCCGGAGAGTCTACTGCAGAAAATTTTTCTTCGTGCTTTTCTAATAACTCTTTTTCTACTTCTTGTACTGATTTTGAATCAGTTTCACCTACGGCTTTTACTTTTATTTCCATATTGTATTAAATTTAATTTTATACAAAGTTAAACTAAAAATTTTTATGTTTTAAGTAGTTATCTTGGATTAAATTCTGCTAAATCAAAACCATCTAAACTATCCTCATTAGATTCAAAATTTTGAGGAGGTAAATTATTTTTTCTTTGATTAATTAATCTAGACTGCTCAGTAGATTGTTGAGATATTCTTTCAGATTTAGCTTGCTCTCTTTGATCTTCTCTACCTTTAAGTTGTTGAGCATCCATTGATCTTAACTGCATATTTAACTCAAATTCTTGTTGCATTAATTGAGCTTTTAAAATTGCTTCTTGTTTCATTTTTTCAATTTCAAACGCTACATCTCCTTGTCTAAATTGTAGTTTTGCTTGAGTTTCCATTTGCAACTTTTGCTGATTAGCCTGAATTGTCATTTCTTGTTGCTTTATAGCTTGTTGTGCTTGCATTGCTTGTTGCTGCATAGCCATTTTCTCTTCTCTTTGTTGTTTTGAAGTTCTTTTTAATTTTAAAAGTTGATTAGCAAGTTTTATGTTTTTTATTTCTCTTATATCAATAGCGTCTTCAAGATTTATGTCTCCTTTAGATAATGCCATTTGAATATTTTGTTCTAACTGCTGTCTTTGTTCTTCATCAGGAGATAGTTCAATAAATATTCCAAAATCATAAATATATAAATCACTAATGTCTCCTAATATAGAAACATTATATTTTCCTATTTGATTTATAAATTCTTCTTTAAAATCAGAATACTGTAATATGTCAGCAACTCTATATGTTATTGCTTCAGCTAAACTTTTGTATATAAACAAGCTTCCGTCTAAAATATGTCTTGTAGCTACATTAGAATTTAAAGCTGCCATTTTTTGTAAGCCAACCAAAGAGTTAGGGTCGGGCATACTTCCATCTCTAGCTTCATTTAGACCTGTAACTGTTCTAATCTGATTTAAATAATGATTATAATTAGTTAAAAGCATTTGTGTTTTTGATGCACCGGAACTAGATTGTAATTCTTTTATTGGAACTTTTCCTTGATTATAATCCCCTTCTTGAGTATAGCTTCTTCCAATAACCGAACCTGTTTGAAAATACATTCTTAAAGCATCTTCGGGATTATATGCATTTCCTGTTCCTAAATCAACTTCATTAAGTCCATCAGCATCTATAAACACACCATCAGGTACAACTCTAGATATTACTTGTTGTAATTTTAAATGAGTAATTTGAATTAAATCAGCAAAAGGTATCATTCTTCTAACTAAAGATTCAATAGCTCCTTTATACATTCTTGGAGCAGTACATACATAATTTGGTATAGCATACTGAGAAGCTGATTGAGGTCTAACCATATTCTCCATTAGTTTCCATTGAAGCAATATGTTTGTACCCATAACCATAACACCCTCATACCATACGTCAATAGTTTTAGATTCTTTTGTGAAATTGCCTTCTTCTTGCATTTCAGCAGGGGGATTGAAAGAGTCATCTTTTTCAATCATACTTACATTTCCGTTGTCTTTTACTTTCCTTTTGTAAACAACTTTTTTTGTTGTTTTATAATTAAAGTACATTAAAGTAGCAGTATCTCTATAAAAAATATCATTATCATAAATTTGTGATACATTATAATAGTCATACCACGATTGTGAAGATTGTGATATTTCTTCTAAATCATCTTTTGTTAATGTTGGGTCTATTTTAATTAATTCAGTAATTGCTACTGTTTTAATTTCTCCCCAATAAAAACAATCTTTAAAAAAAGGATCTTCAGTATAGCTATATACAATATTAGCAGGGTCTACATAATTAATCTTAACACCATCCCCTAATAAAAATTCGTGCTTTGCACACGCAATTCCTAGTACAGTCATATCATAGTCTAATCTTTTTCTAATATCATTGTAGTGGTTAGACTCAAACAAAGTGCTAATAGCTTCTTCTTCTGCAATTTCTATTGCAGGCTTGTACTTAAGTTGCATATATAATGCAAGTTCTTCATCATCTTGAGGAAGTGTGTCAGGATTTACCGTGAAAGGGTCAACACCTGTTTTTGTTTGTATAGTTTCAAGTAAAGGTTTTGCCAACATTTGACCTTCAATCATTTGTTGATATTTACTTCTTTTTGATTGCGACAACGCATCTTGTGCAAAAGCTTTAGGTTCAAATTGTCTGTCTTGTAAACCATTAACAACAATGTCTACAAATTTAGGCAATATAGGAACGGGTGTCCAATCTAAATTTAGATAAGATAAATCTCCATCAATTGCTAATTCGTTTTTATATTTTCCTACAGATTGTTCGCCTCTTGCGTATAATCTGAGTCTATGGAAATCTCTCCATTGACTGTAGAACCTGCAACTATTTCCGTCTCTTTTGAACCACTCATATTGAATAGCTTGTCCGATTTGTAAACCAAACTCATCAGTAGCTTTGACACTATCTGAAACAAACTGATTAGGGAAACCTGCAGATGATATATTAATGTCTACTCTCTTCATCTAATAATTTCGCTTTTTGTACCTTTATTACTATACCTTGCAAAGTTAACCTTTATTTTTGAAACTTTTTTCTGCACATTATAAAGATGACTTTGAGTTGCCATAATAGCTAATCCCGAACTAATAGAAGCATCAAATTTTGTTCTATTAAAAATATCAAATCTTGCCCAATCATTTAAAGTTCTACTAAAAATACAGTCCCCCATTTCTTCTTCATTTTTAAACCCTATGTGTTCTTCTATATAAGACTCTATAGCTGCTGCGTGTGCTTGTTTAACATCTTCACTAGAGTTTGGTATACCACCTAGCTCTTTCTCTGTCTTAGAAAGCTTAGTATAAACTTTGTCGGGTCTGTTCATACAAAAATTTCTATATCCTCTATTTTTAAAATGATATAAAAGTCTAGGTTTGTTATTTTCTATTAATATAGGCATACCATAAAACACACAAGCCATTAACACATCTTCAAAAAATATTTCAGCAGTTTGAGGTCTAGCAATATATTCAAGAAAAAATTGATTACTTGGAGCTTCGGCCATACTAAACATTGTTTTTCCGTGTAAAGCTCCATTAGAACCACCTCCGCCAACTACACCGGATATGTCATAACTATCACAACCAAATGCACCTATGTGTTTATTGCCCGGATATTTTAGTCCGTTTCTTTCTTCAATTCTATTTTGTAAATTTTCATTTGGAGTCCAAGAAACATAAAATCTTCCTTTTGGATTAGGATTAAAAATAACTTTAGTATCTTTAATGCCGTTTTTCCAAGAAAGAGAACCTTTAGTTAAATGATGTTCCTCTATTAAAGAGTCATTATAATCTATCTGTTGATATATTTTAGTAAGATTAAATAAAGATTGTTTGCTTTCATCTCTAAATGCGTGAGATTCTGTTCTAGGAAACTGTCTGTAAAATTCATTAAGAGCATCTGCATCATTTTTTAAAGACTCCACTTCGTTCTGCCAATAATCTATTGCTCCTTGATTTATTTTTAAACCGTCTATACCAACAACAGGATTAGAAGGTGTTCTTAAGACAGGCATTCCATACTTGTCAATAAACCCTTCCATATTCCACTCCATAGGAATAAATAAACTATATAGTCCACTTTTAGTTTGACCATTTGCATTTCTTTTTTTTATATTAGAATCTTCATATAATTTTTTAAAATTACCACCTCCTTTAGATAATGCATTTGAAGTAGACCCCATCATACATTTACCTATTATTTTACTACCTAATCTTAAACAAGTTTTTGTAACTCTCCAATTGTTTAATATGTTATTTGGCTTGATCCATTTTCCACTTTCATCGTGAACTAGTAACAATAACTTTTCTCCATCATAAGAGTTATCATCTGTGTTTTTCCAATCTATTGTAGTGTCTAGTCCATATAGCTCATCGTCTGTTAAATCAAACATATTTTTTTTAGTAATCTTAGAGGCCGGTATTCTAAAAGCTAATTCTGTTTTTGGTTTATCCATACCATCTTGAATAGGTTTAAAAAAGAAGGGTAATCTATTGGCAATAGGAACTACTTTGTCGGTAAACATTTTTTTAGCATCAGAACCTGTTTTGGATAAAACACCTATTCTTGAGTCTTTAGCTAAAGTTCCTGTGTTAACGCATTCAGACGAACTCATAAAAGAAAATCCTGAACGTCTTATTTTTAAATAAGTCATTCCAAAAGAACGAGTATCAGCCTTGCAAGCTTCCCAAAAAATAAACAATAATCTATTAGCTTCTCTAAAATCAGGATAACCCACATCTATAGATGTCCATTGAAGATACATATAATGAGCACCTGTTATATAGGTAGGAACTCCATTTGACATAAACCACATCCCTTGCTCTCTTCTGTCAAATTCTTCTTCTATATAATCAACCCATTGATTTTTAAACTCAGTAGACATATCATTCCATTGAAATATAGATTGAATTTTACTTAAAGATTTTGGAATTTCTTTTCTTTCCCAATATTGTTCAGGTTTGGATTTGTTACGTGAATAGGATTTTTTAGGTTCTAATGGCAATGCTATTTTAAAACCTTGTAAATCAATTACTTTACCAATTTTTCCTGTTTTAGATATTACTACAAAGTCATACTTTTCATTATATCCATATTTCCAAGAACTTGCTTTATTTTTATTAGATAAAACACTATTAGAAACAACATTACTTAATAATGTATATATATTATTTTGAGTTTCTTTCTGCAAATCCTTGTTTTGTATCTGTTCTATTAGGTCCTTTTTCAACAGCATCTAAAGCTTCTTTTTCACTTTCAATTCTATTTAATATTTCAAACGCATCAAATATAGCTAGTTTCTTAGTAGCCGCAGCATTTTTTAATCTATCTGCTGATATGTCATCTTCAGGGTCGTGTTTAATAATCGCTTCCTTGGAAACTTTTATTAGTTGCTCCACCGCCCTGTACCCTGCTTCTATTATTTTTAATTTTATTTCTCTTGATTTCATTTTTTATACGTTTTGTTTTTTTTAAAGGAACGTCATCAAATTCTTCATAATCCATCCAATCCCATTCTCTACTCATAATGATAAGGTTATTTGATGATCATATATTCTGTAATAAGTTTTATCGTCAATAATAAACTCATATTCACTTTCGGGTTTAAAAGAAACTTTAGTCCCTTCTTTTATCCCTTGTTTTTTTAAATATTCATTAGGATATTTCATAATACCTAATAAAGGTTCTTTTGAAATAGGCTTATATATATATGAATCTTCTACTTCAGCAGGTTCTACAAAACAATATTTGTCATAAGCATTCCATCCATTTTTATTTTTATACATAAAAAATTGGTCTAACTCTACAAAAAACTTATTATCTTGAAAAAAACTTTTTCCACTTTGTTGATTTCCTTTAATATCATTGTAATATTTAAAAACATTATGATGAACCAATAAAGTATCTCCTACCTCTATAGATCCTTTATAGCTTATAGGTAGTTCTAAAACTTCTGCATATCTGTTTGAAAATTTGTGGTCTTCTATAGAAGTACTAACAATAAAGTCAATATTGCCAATTTTTTTGGTATTGTTATACCTTTTTCCTTCTATAGGTTTAACAATAAATGAGAAAGGTGATTTCATTTTTTATTTTATGAGCCACAACCTATACAGTCCATATGAGAATCTGTAGGCTTAACTCCATTTAATTTCATTTTAATATTATGTGAAGCATCTTTTAAGTTAAGAGTTTCTTCCCAATTTAAGTCTTTATTTTGTAATTTTTTTTCTATAACTGCTAATTCAGAAACTAACTCTGCTTGTAAAATTATATTCATTTTATTTTTTAACTTTTGCGTAAACACTATTTTGTATTTGCTTATTTGATGGGAATCCAAACTTCTCAGGCTTTCCACCCATAGCTTTATTTGCTCCTGTAAAATAAGGTTTTAATGTTTTCATATCTTAAAAGTTTATATTATATTCTATTGATATTGGAACCATAGAAGTGAATTCTTTCCACAACAAAACCTCATCATCTTGTTGTATATATATAACAATAGAGTCTTTGTCATAGTCAAATTTAATTAAATGAATTCTATAATTTCCTCCTAATATTTCTTGTCCTACTAAATAATGCATAGCACCTGACTTATAATCAGGGCCTATAGAAATTTTTCTTATATCCATTATTCTACCAAATAAATCGTTATTTCAGAGGGCACAGGATCACTTAAAACAGCACTTCCTGTTGGAGATTGTCCAACTGTATCAAATT